GAGACGTGACATCACTGAGGATGTTTATAAGGAGATTGAAACCTTTCTAGACAACCTTGACCGTGATCATTATAACGATGACTGGTTGATGGAGACCACTGAGAAGTGGTGCAAGGAGAGAGCAGTCTACCTTGCTCTCATGGAGTCAGTTAAGATTGCTGACGGACAAGATAAGACTAGGACAAAGGACGCTATCCCCAGCATTATGTCTGAGGCATTGGGCGTCTGTTTTGATGATCATGTAGGTCACGATTACATCTCTGATGCGTCAGACCGTTACGACTTTTACCACAGAAAAGAGGAGAAGATTCCCTTTGACATCGACTATTTCAACAAAATTACAAAAGGTGGTCTGCCTAACAAGACTCTCAATATCGCCCTTGCTGGCACGGGCGTCGGCAAGTCTCTATTCATGTGCCACATGGCTAGTGCCTCGCTCCTACAGGGGCGCAACGTACTCTACATTACACTTGAAATGGCAGAGGAAAAAATTGCTGAGCGAATTGACGCCAACCTCCTGGACATCCCGATCCAACAACTGAGCGATCCTATCCTTACCAAAGAGAGATACACCAAGAAGGTGGATGCTCTCAAGAAGAAGACTCAAGGTCGTCTAGTTATCAAAGAGTATCCTACAGCGTCTGCACATGTGGGACACTTTGAGGCACTCTTGAATGAGTTGTCTCTGAAGAAAGGATTCCATCCTGACATTGTATTCGTTGACTACCTGAATATCTGTGCATCATCACGCTATAAGGGGACCGTCGTCAATTCGTATACATATGTTAAGTCCATCGCAGAGGAGTTGAGAGGACTCGCTGGCAAGTTGAATGTCCCCATTGTCTCTGCTACACAAACTACTAGGAGTGGGTATGGTAATTCTGATGTGGAGCTTACTGATACTAGCGAGTCTTTTGGATTGCCTGCTACTGCTGATCTTATGGTCGCGCTTATATCCACAGAAGAGATGGAGCAGCTTGGTCAGATCATGGTCAAGCAACTTAAAAATCGATACAATGATCCCACAGTATACAAGCGATTCGTTGTAGGGATTGACAGAGCAAAGATGAGATTGTATGATTGTGATCAGTCCGCGCAGGACAACATCATTGATGCTGGTGACATCAGTGAAGACGCATTTACCGACACTAAAAAATCATTTGAAGGATTCAAAGTATGACTGACCCAAACAAATTTACAGACCAAGGCGAACCTAACTACGAGTTGGAGCAAGAGACAGAGAAGATCTCAGGTCAGGCACAGGAGAAGATTGAAGAAGAAAAGCAACGTGCTCAACGGGTTGCTGATGAAACTCCCAAGACTCCTGATGAGATGCTCAACAACCCTTCGGTTGCTGCTCCTAAGACCAAGAAGAAGGTTGCTGAGAAAAACAAAGCAAAGGAAAATGCAGGGAAAGGTCCAGAGAAATTTGAGGTTGATCTCGATCGCTACTGTAAGTTTGTTGATCGTGTGACATCTAATGCTAGTAAGGACTATCAGTCTTATATGGAGCGCCTTACTGAGTTGCACCAGCAAGGTTGTAACATTGAGCGTCTTGACACTGCTGCCTCTGGTATCTGTGCTGAGGGTGGTGAGTTTATGGAGATCGTGAAGAAGATTAAATTCCAAGCGAAACCCTGGGACACTGCCAACAAAGAGCACCTGCAGAAGGAGTTGGGTGATATCATGTGGTATGTTGCCAATGCTGCTATGGCACTGGACATGCGCCTTGATGAGATCATCTATATCAACACTTTGAAACTGGCAGCACGTTACCCTGAGGGTATGTTTGATGCACACTATAGTGAGAATCGTGCTCCTGGTGACATCTGATGCCCTTGTCATGGTCAAGGGATCCACTTTTTAGTAAACGTAAATGCAGTGAAGGTATGTTGTTAATGTTAGAATTGCAGGAAGCTTTCGACGAGTTAGGTTGGGAAGCAGGCGCTGAGTATGAAATCTGCACCGCAGGGTGTCAGACATATGAAATCGATGGGCATGGCACTAAGTGGTCTCCTAAGAAGGGCACCAAAAAGTGTAACAAGGATGCCTTCATTGTCATTAAAAGGACTGATCTAAATAGTTAGGTCGAGTCCTATGACAGATGCCAAAGAAGATTGACTCAGAGCCACTGTATGATGGTGATGGTCCCTCCCCACAAGAGTTGAAAGTTAATGCTGGATTCCAGTATGAATTAGATCTCATCAAAAAGTTGAGGGAGGAAGGTTTTACTGTGGGTGATCCTGCAGGAGCAGACAATGCCAAGGCAGACTTGGAATTGACACCCACATATAAAAATCAGATAATTAAGTTTGAGTTGAAAGAGAAGTTGTCTGCCGACTTCGCTCAAATGAATTTTGATTTTGATACTTCGTCAATGCAATTTACCATTGACAAGAATAAAGCGTCTGCTCAGAAAGAAGCAGCACAAACAATGATTGGTATTGCCGAGTCCTATGGCATCATAAGAGAAGCGAATGCCCACTGGCAACCACAGAAAAATATACCTGCTAAGTTTACGTTGAGTAGCAGCGCATCACTTGATCAACGTAAGGCAGCACACAAATTAGATCTCAAAAGATTTCCAGATAAGTTTCTAGCGAAGGGATCGGCAGCAGCACAAGAGGTAGAGAAGTACTACAACTCAAAGAAAACATATTACATACAGGTCAAAGGTAAGGGTCTGTTTTATATGGGTCGTGATGTTGAGGGGTATGGATGCCCACGATTCTCTAGCTCTGTAAGAGAGAGTAGTATTAGGATTCGTATCAAGACTAATTCCTCATCAAACGCAAGGTGGTCATTCCTGATGGCACTCAAGATAACAGGACTTGCTAAGAGCACCCATGACCTAGACAAGGATGCTAACTTCCTGCTGAAGCCAGGTTTATAAGTGTCCACTCTACCCTGACACTGACCTCTCTCTGCCCTATAATAAGACCATGGCAAAAAACACACACCTAGAGCACCTAGAAGATGACATCTTCAATCAAGGATCCGCTGGCGCTACCAACGCTGTCAGATTCCTAGAGTCTCTGCGTGACATGCTTACCACAGGTAAGGGTGGCAACAACACTAAGGTGACTGTGAAGTGGGACGGTGCTCCTGCAATCATTTGCGGCACAGATCCTGAGACAGGGGAGTTTTTCGTTGGCACCAAGTCAGTCTTTAATAAGACTGCTCCTAAGATTTGCTACACTGAAGACTTTATTGACTTCCATTATGATGGTGCAATCAATGGTATCCTAAAGCAGTGCTTGAGAGAGTTGAAGAAACTTCCTATCAAGGGTGTCTTGCAGGGTGACCTTCTCTACACTAAGAAACCCAACGTGATTGCCATGCGTGGTAAACCATGCTATCACTTCAAACCTAACACTATTACCTATGTGATTCCCAAGCACTCTGAGTTGGGTATGAAAGTTGCTAAGTCTAGACTAGGTATTGTTTTCCATACATCTTATACTGGGTCCAGCATTGATACGATGAGTGCTAGTTTCGGTGTTGATGTGTCTGGTATGCAGGGTGTCAAAGACGTTGCAGTCTTTTCCTCCACCTTCCAGAATACCAACGGCATTGCAAACCTTGCTCCTGGTGAAATCACCAGACTCAATGGCACTATTCAGAAGGCACAACGTAGTCTTTCTAAGGGTAAGAAGTTTCTCGATGAGTTGCAGAAAGCACCAGGACCACAGTCCTTTGCACCTCCTGCTCTCTTCAAGATCTACTTCAACCAAGTTATCCGTGGTGGTAAGGTCCCCTCTGCAGAAGGCATCGCTTCTGGTTATGTTGACTTCGTGACTAAGAAATATGATGATGAGATCAAGAAGAAGAAGACTGAAAAGTCACAGCAAGAATGGAAGCGCCGCAAAGTAGACGCTCTCGCTTACCTAAATAATAACAAGTCTGTAATGATCCACACATTTACTGGATTTAAGGACCTTATCGCTGCAAAAGAGCAAGTGATAAATAAACTCAAGAAGATTGAAGGCGTGGGTACTTTCTTGGAAGACGAGAAAGGATACCGTGTCACAAGTCCAGAAGGATTTGTTGCAATCATGGATGGACAAGCAATTAAACTTGTTGATCGTCTAGAGTTCTCACGAGCAAACTTCACCGTCGCTAAAGATTGGGGCAAATGAAATTCATTCAATTTATCAGGGAGGCAGCAGAGGCAGCAAAGAAGCCTAAGAAACCTTCCACATCCAGCAAGGGACGGTCGTCTGCAGCAGACAAAAAACTAGAAGACAAGCATGTCGCTATTACTTTTGGGAGGTTTAACCCTCCTCACGCTGGTCATGGTAAACTCCTGGATGCAGTCAAAGCGCACGGCGGCGACTCAGGTAACTATAGAATCTATCCATCACGGTCCCAAGATCACAAAAAGAATCCGCTGACTGCACAGCAGAAGGTGGACCACATGCGTAAGATGTTTAAGGGTCATAAGGATGCTATCCAAAACAACGAAGCGCATAGAAATATCTTTGACATCCTTCGCGATCTGCATGACGAAGGGCATGAGCATGTAACTATGGTGGTCGGAGACGACCGTGTGAAAGAGTTTGAAACTCTTGCCAACAAGTATAATGGTATGCATTATGACTTCAAATCTATTAACATTAAGTCTGCAGGTGCTCGCGCTACTGATTCTGATGACCCTATCGAGAATCTGTCTGCATCAGCAATGCGGAAACATGCCCAAGGGGGAGATCACGACAGCTTCCATCTTGGGACTGGTGGATATAAAGACTCTAAGAAACTAATGGCAGATGTTATCCAAGGGATGACACCTCCACCTAAAGCGAAGAAGGGTAAGAAGGGTGAGTCTGTCCATGAATCTGTCTGGACATACGCTCCTAAACTTGACTTCGATGCCTTCCGTGACTACTATATGCTCAACCAAATCTACAAGGTTGGTGCAATCGTAGAGCATGATGACACTGGAATGGTCGGTAAGATCGTCCACCGTGGTCCTAACTACATCATCATGGAAGATGGTCTGGGTGGTGAGCACCGTGCATGGTTGCAGCATGTCACAGAGATGACTGATGCTGAGACACAGGCGGTTGCTGCTGACACTACTAAGGATCAAAGCAACTACAGTGCTGATGATGGCAGTGGTAACACCTGGAAAGCAGGTACTGACCGCTACCGTGAAGCACTACAGAATATGACTCCTGGTCAGAAGCCTGTTAAATTCTCAGAATTCAACGCTTCGATTAGAAAAACTGCTGAAACTAAATAGTAATACGAAATTCATTTCGGTTTAGAAACATGACGTTAGAAATGCTGGTGTCTGCGGCACTGATGGATTACAATCCTACCGAGCAGGCATATATCCTCAAA